AAGAAACATCTCCAACCGGCGTGTTCTTCAAACCTGATGGCACTAAGATGTATGTTATTGGGACCACTGGAGACGATGTTAACGAGTATGACCTAAGCACTGCTTGGGATGTAACGTCGGCCAGTTACTTGCGGAACTTCAGTATTGCTGCTCAAGACACATCTCCAACCGGCGTGTTCTTCAAGCCTGATGGCTCAAAGATGTACGTTATTGGGTCTAGTGGGGATGCAGTCTATTCATACACCCTAAGCACAGCTTGGGACGTAACGTCGGCCAGTTACTTACAGAACTTCAGCGTAGCTGCTCAAGAAACATCTCCAACCGGCGTGTTCTTCAAACCTGATGGCACTAAGATGTATGTTATTGGGACCACTGGAGACGATGTTAACGAGTATGACCTAAGCACTGCTTGGGATGTAACGTCGGCCAGTTATCTACAGAACTTCAGTGTTTCCGCTCAAGAAACAAATCCAACCGGATTGTTCTTCAAACCCGATGGCACAAAGATGTACGTTATTGGGTCTAGTGGAGATGATGTAAATGAGTATGATTTAAGCACAGCTTGGGATGTTTCTTCAGCTAGTTACTTACAAAACTTCAGTGTTGCTACTCAAGAAACAGTTCCACAAGGCATATTCTTCAAGCCTGATGGCTCAAAGATGTACGTTATTGGGTCTAGTGGAGATGATGTAAATGAGTACGACCTAAGCACCGCTTGGGATGTAACGTCGGCCAGTTACCTTCAGAACTTCAGTGTTTCCGCTCAAGACACAAGTCCACAAGGCATCTTCTTCAAACCCGATGGCACAAAGATGTACGTTATTGGGTCTACTGGGGATGCAGTCTATTCATACACCCTAAGCACAGCTTGGGACGTAAGCGCTGCCAGCTTTGATTTTCCCACTGAAGGGTACTTTAGCGTTGCTGCTCAAGAAACATCTCCACAAGGTATCTTCTTCAAACCCGATGGCACAAAGATGTACGTTCTTGGGGCTTCTGGAGACGACGTAAATGAGTACGACCTAAGCACTGCTTGGGATGTCTCTACTGCATCTTACTTACAGAACTTCAGTGTTGCTGCTCAAGATACAGTTCCAACCGGCGTGTTCTTCAAACCTGATGGCACTAAGATGTACGTTATTGGGGCCACTGGAGATGACGTAAATGAGTATGATTTAAGCACTGCTTGGGATGTCTCTACTGCATCTTACTTACAGAACTTCAGTGTTGCTGCTCAAGAAATAAGTCCAACCGGTATCTTCTTTAAACCTGATGGCACAAAGATGTACGTTATTGGGTCTACTGGAGACGACGTAAATGAGTACACCCTAAGCACAACTTGGGATGTCACTACGGCTTCTTACCTTCAGAACTTCAGTGTTGCTGCTCAAGAAGCAACTCCACAAGGTATCTTCTTTAAGCCGGATGGGACTAAGATGTACATTCTTGGGAATAGTGGAGACGACGTAAATGAGTACACCCTAAGCACAACTTGGGATGTAACTTCAGCTTCTTACCTTCAGAACTTCAGTGTTAGTGCTCAAGAAACAAATCCAACCGGCGTGTTCTTCAAACCTGATGGCTTAAAGATGTACGTTATTGGGTCTGCTGGAGATGCAGTATGGCAATACTCCACAGGCTCTGCCGGAGATGCGACCTTCACATACCCTGCCTCTGTCGAGTGGCCAGCAGGTACACCCCCTACCTCCCCTGCTGACGGTGAGACAGACCTACTAAGATTCCTCACGCAAGATGGTGGCACAACTTACTACGGACGCTTGATAGGCGACAACTTCAGCTAAATAGGATCTCCAAATGCACGTTAAGATCACAAACGACCAGCCCGTAGAATTTCCCTACACAATCGGGCAATTTCGTCGTGACCACCCTGAGACTAGCTTTCCTCGCATCATTCCTGACACGATGCTGAAGCGCCATCTTGTGCATCCAGTGATTGAACTGTCTAAGCCAGCCTATGAGCCGTTGGTACAAAATTTAGTAATGGGCGATATGCCTCACAAAGAGGTGATCCGTCTGAAGACAGAAAACGATGCCACAAACCATATAGGCGAGGTAGACCAGTCTCAGGTAAGTCAGCCTATTCACGGTAATCGCTGGTTCATTGGCTACACGGTCGTCAACAAGCCGCAGGATCAGGCAGAGCAGGCAGTCCGTAACAAGCGTGATCGCCTACTGCAAGACACCGACTGGCAAGCCCTAAGCGACAACACAATGGGCGAGGCAGTGACAACCTACCGCCAAGCCCTGCGCGATGTGCCAGATCAGGATGGTTTCCCGTTTGGTGTCGTGTGGCCCACTAAACCTTAGGAGTAACCCATGCTAGGTTTTAGCCCCCTCGCCTCTGCACCGCTTGCGGATGATGGGGTTACTGCTGACGTAATTTACGGGCTGAATGGCAATGACATTACGACAGGTCAGCCCACTGTGGGCACATCTAGCGTAGCCCAAGACCATGACTTTACGCTTACTGCTATCACCACAGGCCAGCCCACTCTCCCATCAATTACGATGTCGGAAGATGAGACCTTTAATGCTGATGGGGTCACTACAGGTCAGCCCACTGTGGGCACATCTAGCGTAGCCCAAGAGCATGACCTTACGCTTACTGTTATCACTACAGGTCAGCCCACTCTCCCATCAATTACGATGTCGGAAGATGAGACCTTTAATGCTGATCCTGTCACGGCTGGTGTCCCAACGATAGGCTCTCCCGATCTTACGCAAGATCATTCCCTAATTCCCACGGGGGTTACAACAGGTCAGCCGACTGTCGGCCAAGTTGGCGCAACGCAGACGCACATCCTGACTGCGGCAAACATCACGACAGCGCCCCCGACATTGCAGGCTGCTGCGGCGTCGGTCACGTCGGTTCTGGCGGCTGACAGCATTGAGACTGGTCAGCCAACTCTGGGCGAGCCTGACATCGCCCAGGATCACGCTCTGGCTCCCACGGGGGTCACAACGGGCCAGCCGACGGCTGCGCCTGCTGTCTGCGTTGTCATCGTTACATTGCAGGCGGATTCGATCACAACGGGCCAGCCGACTGTCGGCACGCTGTTGCTCAACCCCAGCGTTGGGCGTGCCATCCATGTGGTGACGGGCGCGCCAAACGTGTGTATAATCGCCGCGAACACACCTAACCGCGTGATTGTCGCGGGCGCAAACGAGGCAGCTTGATGACGACATTCACGATAAAGCAGAACGACACCAGCCCGGCGATGCTGGCCACGTTGCAGGACGCCGGCGGCGATGCGGTCAGCGTAAACGGAGGTTCGGTGCGCTTCCATATGCGGCCAATCGGGTCAACGCAAGTGACGATAGATCAAGCCGCTGTCATCGTGACGCCGCTGTCGGGCTTGGTCCGGTACAACTGGCAGGCCGCCGACACGGCGACGGTCGGTTCATATCAGGTTGAGTTCGAGGTGACATATGCAGACGCAACCGTTGAGACGTTTCCGAACGACGGCTACGTTCGCGTTGAAATCATTGCCGACATATCTTGAGGTGCTGCAATGGAATTTATTAAAACATTATGGCCAGTGGGCGTTGGCTTTGTCGCTTTCTTGGTTTGGATGATCAGGCTTGAAAGCAAGGGTCTGCAAAACGAACGCGAGATTAAGCGGCTTTGGAACCAACGCAAAGAGGATCAGGACGCCGCCCGCGAGGACCGCAAGCGCATACACGACATCCTTGCGGAGATTCAATCCGACATAAAGCAACTCATCGGGAGGGTCGGCAAATGATCCGCACATACGCTCACTATAGCAAGGTCCCGCCCGCCGAATGGCCGTGGCAATCATTCAGCCCGCGTGAGATTGCTTGCAAAGGCACCGGAAAGCTGACCATCGACACCGAGGCAATGGACATGCTGCAACGCCTGCGGACGAACCTTGGCAAGCCGCTGATCCTGACATCGGCGTACCGCAGCCCAGAGCATAACCGCAAGGTCGGCGGGGCCAAGGCCAGCAAGCACATGGAATGCGTTGCTTTCGATGTCCGCATGGATAACCACGATCCGCATACGTTTGAGGCTGCGGCCCGCGCGGCTGGTTTCTCAGGCTTCGGGTACTATCCGAAGAGCGGGTTTATGCACATCGACACAGCCGAGCCTCGGTCATGGGGCACCCCTTGGCCGTTGACGGCAACCGCGTGGCCGACTGAGCCATCGCGCCAGCCAGAGAAACTGTCCGAGGACAAAGACGCCAAGGCCGCCGCTGGGGCAGGCGTGGCCGGTGCCGTGGCCGTTGCCGCTGACTATCTGCCGGTGTTGGGTCAGTTGGCCCCCACGGCGCAGCTTGTAGCCGTTGTCGTGGCCGCTGCGTTCATTGGCTACATGCTTTGGCATCGTACGCGTTGAATGTTTCTGCGCATAAAACTTTGGCTTGCCGCGGCTGGTGCGCTTTTGATCGCTTTCGCCGCAACATACTGGCGCGGAAAGTCCAGCGTGGCCGCAGCCGCAAAACGTAGGGAACTGGAAAGCTATGTTGGAACCCGTGAACGCATGGACAAAGTTACTCTGCCTGACGATGATCGCCTTGACGACTGGCTGCGCGATAGGTCCAAGCGCTGAAGCGATCTGTGACGGCACCGACAATCTGCGCACCCAACATGCTGCGGCGCTTATTGAAGACGGTGGGCCGCAATCCAAAAGGTCAGGCGTTGCTCTTATCGCCACAATAGATGCAGGCTGCGGGTAATGATCGCCCGTGGCCTATTTCCGGTGGTTATAGCATTCGGGCTATCTTCTGCCGCAAATGCGCAGGCTTGCTTTAATCGCCAGCACCTTGAGGTTTTTTTGAAATCTGAATTCAACATGTCCCTGATGTCGTGGGGCATCACAGCATTCCTAGGGCTTGGCGATACATTTCCTCTATCGCTTCTTCCTCGGCGATCTCGTCTGCGCGCTTCTTCCGCAGCGCCACGATCTTGCGCAGCGTCTTGGTGCAGTATCCGCTGCCCTTGGCTTCCGCATAGATTTCCTTGCGGGATTCGGTCTCGTCGCTGATCCGCGCGTTCAGGTGTTCGATGCGTTCAACGATTGCGCGCAATTCATCGGCGGTGACGTTCTGTGTGGTGTTTGTCATGTCATGCTCTTTTTGGTTTGTTTTCAGGTAATGCTGCGATTGCCGCGCGGCCCGGTGTCGTAACGCGCCAATGGTGGCCCTGCGTTGCGATGATAAACGGCTGGTCGTCCGGGGCTTCAACCCGTTCAACCCAGCCGCATTCTTCTAGGCTGACCAGACCCGGCCCTTTCACGCCAACGTCTGTTCCGATAAACGGCTGGTCGCCTATATGTTCCAGTTTCTTCAATGCCCGCCAGCGAGACGGTGTTAGTATCGGTTTCATGCGTTTTCCCTTTCCGACCATTCGACGTCATGCCTTGAGCCGTATTCGTAAATAACTTCGATCAGGTCGCTCATTTGTTTTTTGTTTAGCTTCGATGTCCGAAAGCCAAGTGGAAATGGTCCGCTGCCGTCAAGCCCGTCTGCAAACTGCACCTGATGACCAAGGCTGTGCATAAATGCACATTTCCAAGTTTCAGGCGTCCATTTTCTTCCTTCGGGCTTTGCCAAAGCAATGTCTGTCAGCATCGCCCACATCTTAGCGTTCTGGTCCAGCGTCCGATCCCCGCCCGCGATCGTCACCGTGGAATAGTCCGGTGCTGCGTCGATCAACTGGTGGGCATACATGCGCTGCCGTGGACCAGTCAGTCGGACCTTGTATGGCATCACCTGGCCCCCTGCGATGCCCAGTGACCCAGCATGACACGGATCACATCTTTGCGATTCATATTCAACGCTGTGACGGTTTGGTTCAGAGTTTCCCATGTGTCTGTTTTGGCAATGCCACCCCCAACTTCTTCAATGCGCTCAAATGTGTCGATGATGTCTGTGCGGTGCATCAATACGCCTCCTTTTCTTGCCACCGCTTGACGCCTGCGATGTCGGTGTCTTTGTGGTTCTTGGCAACATATGCCTCGATGAATGCAGTGATTGCATCGCGGTCATTGCCTGCGATCCAATGCAGGGCGGCGCGGTGGTCCTCGATCTCGTAGCGGTGGATTGTCCGCATGCCCAATACCTTGTCTTTCTGCTTGGCACTGGCATCTGCAAGCGCCTGCTGCGCCTGTGCGGCCTTCTGGGCGGCATCGCGCTGTGCGTCTATGTCTGACGCTAATGCAGCCTTGGCGGCGTCCTCGGCCTCTTTGCGGGCCTTGTTGGCGGCATCCCATGCTGCCCGCTTCTCTGCCTCCTTCTCAGCGGTCAGCTTGCGCTTGTATGGGTCTTGGCAGGCGATCAGGCCTTTGACGATCAGATCCAGATCATCCTGCGTCGGTTTCCATCGCGCAATTTCTGTTTTCCAAGCCTCGTGCAAGCGCTTGGTGCTTTCATCGCGGGCAGCGTTTAAATCCTTGAGCGCGCCCTTGATGGTTTTAAGCAAGGCATCGGTTGCCTTGAGTTGGTCGGCATTTTCGATTGGCTGTCCGTCCAGCCAGTTTTGCGCCTCTTCAATCGCTTCGCCGTATGGGGCCAGTGCCTCGTCGATGGGGTCTGGCGGGTTATTACCGCCAACGGAAAGACGTGGATCGTTTGTCATGTTTTTGTCCCTTCTTTTCTCAATACGGTAATTCGTCGCCGCCCAGATCGGCATTGGCTGCGTGTGTCAGCCTCAGCTTGGCAGCATCCTTGGCTGCGCTAACGACTAGCAAGGCTGCTACAGGCTGTGGGATGCGCGACCAGCGTTCCTTGAGGTCGTCAAGGCTGTCTGCCTCGTCCAGATACTCGCAGGCCTTCTGTGAGGCCTCTGTGTTAATGGGTGCAGGCTTTGGCTCCGCCTTTGGTGCGGCATTGGCGGCTTCATTGCCATCCTCATCCTCTGGGGCGATGCCAGCCATTGCCATCAGGCCGTAGCGCCGACCGTATGTCACCGCTGACCCGTAACCCTGCATGTCGTTCTTGGCGACAATCAAAGGCACGCGGCAGGAAAGGCTTTCGCCGCTTTCGCCGTGGATCAATATTGTTTCAACGTAGCGGCCATGCTCATTTTCGCCGGTGGGCTGAATGACTGCAATGCCAGCTTCATTGAGCGATGGCAGGCAGGCATCCATGACGCTGCTCAGATCGGCATACTTGCTTTTGAAGTGCGGGTTGTTGGCCTGCTTCAGTGCCTTGCCCATGTTGGCCTGTGCTTTGGCCAGTGCTGCTGCGATGCTTTTCATATCACCACCCCAGCCCGTAACCGATAACCAAGAAAGCGTAGCCGCCTCCGAAGATTGCGACAGCACCGATCAGGTCCGTGAGAATGTCTTTGATTTTCATTGTCTTTGCTCCTTTGTTAATTAAGCCGCATTCAGCGCGGCGATCAGGTTTTGGCGCAACGCGGCATTGGCGGCGGCATTGGCGGCACGGGCGGCGGCACGGGCGGCGGCACGGGCGGCATAGGCGGCACGGGCGGCATAGGCGGCATTG